GCGACAGGTTATCAGCGGAGAAATCGTGCCAGACCGATGCGAGTGAAGCGGCAAAAGAGGTGTACCGGCGGTCAGACGTCATGACCACGCCAGCCCGGGATATTTTTCTTTCGCTCTGTTCGAATGAGAGTTTCAGCGTCAGAGCAGAGACGTCACCAATCCAGCGCCAGATTTCGGATTTGTTTGTTACCGGGTTCCGCACGGAAAGGAAAACTTTGCCCTGACCATAATAATATGTGTCGTTCATCCGGTTAACCTCTCTGGGTCAGCGTGAGAGAGATTATGCCCTCGTTCAGAACCGGCTCATCCGTCATGAACAACGTCATATCAATCTCAGCGTGATAAACACCGGCATTCCAGGGAATAACGGCAGCAGAATCTGTCGTGGAGTCGATGGCATAAAGAGACGCATCACCGGACAGGGTGAGAACGGTCCACGGCACACCGCTCTCAGTCCACTGCACAATGGACAAAATCTGGTGAGGGCCAAACGACCACGGCGACGCTGGCCATGTCCCGGCGGGATAGTCGATATCGTCCGCAGGGATGGAAAGCCCGCTGGCCAGCAGGTCAGGCGGATACCAGTCGGTCATTCCGGCGGCATCAGAAATGGCGTGCAGCTCAGGGACCGCGCCGGTGGCCGTATCTTCAGGTGTGGTCCCGGCCCAGTCGCCGCCATCAATAATGGTCAGCGACAGAGTGGCGGTGATCGGGAAGGCTTTGTACTGGCCCGCAGGCAACAGGGTCCGGAAGGTGTACAACGAGGTGATCCCGTCGCGGATGCTCTGCAGTGTCAGGGCATGTTCTGCCGCGTCACTTCCTCCGGTGATGTATGGGAGCGGAATGCTGGCATCACTGGAGGTGATCGACCAGACCTCTTCAGCGGTATCCTGGTTAATCAGCGTAGCCACATATTCCACGCCGGGCTCCGGCCCGATACTGCCTTCCGTGCAGTCAATCAGGCGGTCGGACTGCAGCAGGCGGTCCCGGTGAGCAAATGTCAGGGTGTAGTCGGCGGCAGCAATGACCTGTGACGGGTACGGCAAACCATTGACGCGGATATTTCCCGGCAGATAGGGGCGGCTCTGCCGCTGAGCTATCACCAGCGAACTCTCCGGGGCGGAAGAGGCAGCCAGCGTTTCGGTGCTGGTGCGGGTCAGCAGACGCGCTTCCACGGTTTCCCCTGCCAGGTATTCAATACCGTCAGACTCCAGCGCATCACGCCACAACCAGATAACGTCCGATTCATAATGACCCGCTGGCAGTGTATCGAAGCAGCCCCTGCCGACATTCAGTGTCCCGGCAGACTCGTCAACGGCATCCACCCGGATCACTTCATCATTGAGAAGCAGTCCGTCCCCGACAGACGGGAAGCTGGCCATATTCACATGAAGAACTGTATCTAGCGGACCGACCTCCGCTACCAGCAGCCCTGATGGCGTCCAGTCCCCCGTTCCCCGATCAGCAAAATCTCCGCCTGCAGCGCGGGTCTGGATCTGATAGTTGATGCTGAGTGTCGTCGGGGCCACGGCCATGATGCCCGGATAACCGGATTCGGGCTTAAGGTAGCTCAGCTCTGCCTCGCTGAGCGTGGCGGCCAGCACAGCGTAGGGAAGCTCGATGAGGCGCTGAACGCTGACAGGTCTGGCGGTTTTATCCGGGGGAGTCCAGCTGCTGCCCTGCTGGCCAGAGCTGTACGACGTGGACGGCAGTCCGAAAACGTCCTGGACGACGGTCAGCGTCAGGACGCCAGTATCGCCTTCCTCAATTTTTCCCACCCGGAGCACCATATTGTCGATATTGCGGTCGGGGAGCTGAATGCGGAATACATCGCCCGGGCGCAGAATACCGCCGCGCCGGTCGAACTGAATGACCAGACGGGTCAGTTCAGACTGGGCGGTTTCGAGGTCACGCTGGGCAACGCGTTCGGCGAGGGAGTGCGTGGGGATCGCTTTGTACTCCACAGAACTGCTGTTGAGCCCGGTATTCTGTATCGCCCCGAGGTTCTGCGCCCGGACCTCGCCATCGGAATTCGTGACGGGGTCATTCCAGGTCACGACAACCTCATTCGGATTCGATGTGGTACTGGCGCTGTCGTCATCCTGAACGGCGATGATGCCGTTGTCGTAAGTGAAAACCGGCAGGTCCTCGATATTATAATCCCCGCGCAGCAGTTTCAGGGTCAGTTTGCCGGTTTCAAGGTCGGCATACTGCACCGCGCCCACGTGGTCGAGGATCTGCTGAACAAAGGTGTCCAGGCCATCCTGACGGTTATAGCGGAAGCACAGGCCAAAACCTTCATCAAACAGCGTGTCGGCGGCGACACGGTAGCTGTCGAGGTTCAGGTCATCGGCGAGCGTCAGCTGACGCCCCCAGTCGCGATTGGTGGCACATTCCACCAGAATGTGAGCCGGGTTCATGGCATGAATGGCCCGGAGGTTGGCGAGTTGTTCAGGGAGAAGATCCGCTTCATCATCAAGCTGGCCCTCGCTGTTCTCCAGCATGATGGTGGCCTTCTCCGGGTACCAGACATCGCCGTCCCAGCCTTTAGTCGTGCGACGAACGCGGTATAACCACGGCTTGGGACTGGCGCTGTAACAGCTGACCAGACCGCTGAAGAAAGTGGTCACCACGCCACGAAACCCCGGCACCAGTCCCGTCAGCAACTTCAGGAGCGATGCCGGTGGCACCTGATCCGGTTCGCCCATCATGATATCGAGCTGACCCTGTATGCCTCCCTCACCGCCGGTATCATCGCCGCCGAACAGGCCGGGTTTGTCGATATATACCGAGGTGCTGGATGAAATCTGCCCCGGGGTACCGGCAAAGACCGTCTTTTTATCGGCCATAATCGACACAATCTCATTGACCGGACCGCGCCCCAGTCCCGCCTGCACATCCCAGGAGTACCGGTAGCCGACCGTGACTTTTTTTGAACCCTTGCCACCACCGCCCATCTATTTTTCCTCCTTTTGCGCCTGCAGCTGCGCGAGTTCGACAACCCGGATGGCCAGTGCATCGCCGGTCGCCAGCAGTGTCTGCGAATCAATACCGCCATCACGCAGAAATGCCTGCAGGTCAAGATGGTGGCGGGCAAAAAAGGTTCGTAACCCCCATGCACAGCCGCCACCGGCGCGAATATGTTCCATTGTGATCAGCATGGTGCCCCCTTATTTTTTGATGGCGTCATAGCGGTAATTGCCGTAGCCCAGAACGAACCAGTCAGCCGTCCAGCAGTCACCAAAGAAGACGCACTGCGGTGTGCCCTCATCGGGCATGGGCATGTTCCAGTCGTCTTCAGTGGCCGCTTCCGGCGTGGAGTTTTTTTGCTTTGGCGCTAATGCGGTATTGATCACATATGATGCAATCAGAACCGCCACGAATTTAGCTACAGCCCACCACATGGCGTATCCCTCTTAAAACAGTTTGATAATGGTGTACGGCGATTTACCAGGCATATGCGGCTGGCCACCGTAGTTGAGATGGTTGGAGAATTTGCTGTCGCAGGTGGCAATCGTGCGGTCGCAGCCCGGATACAGCGTGACGGACTGTCCGACCTGCATGCCGGTTGTACCGCCAAAAAGATGCAGCGTGCTTCCGTCCTGCGCACGCAGGCCGCGCAGCTCGGTATAGCCGTTGCGGTCGAACTCAATGTAACCACCGGAGAACCAGTCGCTGGCAAGGCCAGCAGGCAGGTTCGCGGTAATGGAGGAGCCATTGAGGGCGGTAACCACCACGCCGCTGACCGCGAACCGGAGTGGGTCAACACGGCAGTTATGATCGTACAGCGCATACGGGCACTGACGTCCCCAGGTAAGACGAAGTCCGACCCGGGAGAACGTGCTGGCCAGGCTGATGGTGATCAGCTTGCAGGATTCAATCTGCTCACGTTTGACGCTGCTGATCTCCCCGATCCAGACGACGCGAAACTCGCCGGAGGTATCCGTCGCGTGCCAGCGCATGACCCGCACCCTGACGGTACGCGAGGGTGGTGTCGCACGAAACAGCAGCGCCACCGGATTACTGGCGGGAACGGTGATATC